TCTCTTTTGTAACTGGTAAATTCAGTATTTTAAGTACGTTTTTACCTGCTTGTAGCAAACTCCAATTTAACCCGTCCTTTACTATCCTATTCGCTGATTGCAGCAAGCCTACACGCTTATTAACTTCTAATATTGAAACTCCTAATGCTTTGGATATTTCACCCATTGACATTTTGGGATTACTTTCGACTAGCTTCAAAATCTTGACATCAAGTTCTTTTAAGTCGTTTGCAAATTCCATCGGCTCACCGTTTGCAGCAAAATCAATATCTAAAGTCAAAACCTCCTCAAAATTATCTTTACTTGCACCAACTTTCTCAAATCGTTTGACTAATTCAAGTTCAATATCTTCTTCGCTAAACTTTTGAAAGTTTGACTTTAATTCCATACCCGTCTGACGTGAAATTAACTCCCTTATTTCCTCTGGTCTTAAATTAGCTACTATCGTTTGTTCTGATAGTTCAAGTACTTGTTCAACTGGCTCAAATTGATTAATCGTAACACCTCCAAAACCAATGTCATCAATCATTCGTCTATTGATAACCCTTAGTAATGTTTGTTGTCTTTCGCTTACATACGTTTTTTTGAATATCTCATAAGACGTTGCAATTTCGCCACGTCCTCCAAGTTGCCCCTCTGTTTTTACACCAAACAACATTGGAGAAGTAATCCTATGACCAATAAAAATATTTTGCTGAACTGTCTTTGCTAGTTGCTCATATCGTGCTGGCAAATCGTTTCCACTTAAAGCAAGTAATGTCGGTTCGTGTTCTTTGTCGGCTGCAAAGTTTATTACTAATTGACCTGCATTTTCTGAACCCGTGTATTTATTCTTAAACCTTCGCTCAATATCTTTTTTCTTTTCTTCATTTTGAGGTATGCCATTATTAAACGTAAGCAAATTACCACCACTAAAACCGTTCTTTATTTCATTTACCCAATAGTTGTTGATTTCAACATCGGTTTCTATTGCAGCAAGTGAACCCATATAAACGGGTAACGGGTAATAATCCATATTAGGTCTATATTCACAATAGTAAATAAAAGACTTTTTATCATCTCTAAATGGTGAATACTTTGGCACAATTTCCGTTGTCGGTCTAAAATTACGCTTTCCGTCTTTTGCCCAATTTTCAGAATAAATCAAACCACCTTCAGTACTTACTCTTATTCTCGAAAAATCAACGTGATAATATTTGTTCCCTTCGCTTGTTCTTAATACCTCAATACAAAAGCCATTGTTCAACTCGTAATCCGTTGCAACTTTCTTTATTAATTCAGTCCACGTTTCACTATCATTTGCACGATTAAGCCATTGACGGGCTGCAATGGTTCTATTTGTATCTTCGCCCTCAAATGTTAATCCATCGCCTACAATGTAACCTACTTTGCCGTTAATAATTGCATTGTGAGTCGGACTTTCATTATATAAATCAACCAACTTTTCAGGAAATATATTATCTTCACCAAAATAGATTATTCCTTTTGATTTATTTTCCGTAATCTTTGGCGTTTGATACGCTTCTAATTGTATAAATATTTGTTGATTATTGTCTTGGGTCATACTCTTTGTAAGTAATTGAAATATCGTTTTTATTGGTTGTCACTGATGTTCTGTAAACTCTAAATAAACCCCTCCAAATTGGCTCACTTGTTGGGACTTCTAACGTCTGACTTGCTACATTGTAAATCTCACAATACAAATCTGATGCGTTAGGTAAACTTATCACACCGTTTAATAAATTCTCTGTGCTGTTTTCTGTAATACTAAAACTTACCACACGTGGTATTTTTGTAAATATAGGAGTGCAAAAGAATAGTTTTCGAGTTGCCAATCCATTACCACTCAAAGCAAACAAAAAGTAATCCAATGAATATTCATCTGATATATTTACGTCTAACGTTTGAGCTGAATTAGAATTGATGACAAACATTTATTATAAGTACCATTTATTGAAAATTGATATAAAAAAACGCCAATCATTACTGATTGACGTTTTAATCTATGAACAACCCCTAAGTTTTATGCAAGCAATGCCGCAATTATTGTAGAGTCAACCTCTGGCATCGGTTCTGTTTCTTCTGCCTTAAAGTTGATAGTATAGCCGTTACGGTCTGCCATTGCAGTACCCCACGCAGCCGAACTCGCATCTAATCGAACTCCAGCATCTTTACCCATTAACCAATATTTACCGTTTTTGTCTTTAACAATTACAGTCAATAATGCTTGAGCAAGTAGCTTAATCTGGTTTCTTTTGTCTTGCGACGTTTTATTCAAGATATAAGCTGCTGTTTGTTCAAAATAATTAGTACCGTTCTCACGGTTGACCATTATGCCTTCATTTAACGTACTTGTTGCCTTTTCGGCTTCATACGTGTAAGCAAATGCAGAACCACCAATCGCAGTAACCATACCAGATGCATTCTGTGTAACCGCACCCAAATCACCAAAGTTACCGACTATAAACTCGACAACCCCACCGCTAGAGTCATTACACCCAATTTGAAATCCCGTTGTTAAACTGCAAGCCATAATCTATGCTAATTCAAATTGTACAACCTGAGATGGATACGCCACCTGAACACCTCTTTTGAACTTGATTGAGTATTTCACATTGTCATCATCTTGTGAATACCAAATTTTGAACTCTTCTTCTTCGTTCATCATATCAACACCTAAAACAAAGTTAGATTGATATGAACCAAATAGACGATTAGTTCCTACAAGTCCATTAACACCTACCAATCTTACGTTACGGCCTGGGATTTGCATTTCGTAATTTGCAAATGAAGTCGCATCAATATGGAAGTTGTTTTTAGCGATTAATGTAGTAACCAAACCATCAAAGAAATCAGTACCGCAGAAAATAACTTGGTCGTTTGCAGATTTTAAAGCTGCCGTTCTTGCATCGCACATTGCATATACAATAGTGTCAGAGTTTCCACTTGCACCCGTTGTAATACCCGTTCCGCTTGTAATACCTCCAGTGTTACCCGTAATCGGTGAAGCTGCATCAATCAATTTGATTAATCCATCGTACTTGTTCAAGTAAGCATTGCCGCTTGCAGTGTCACCTTGCCAATCAAGAACCTCAACGTGTTCTTTAACCAATTTAATTAATTCGTCTGATACTGCTTGTGCCATTTGCTCATTCACTTCTGAGTCTGCGTTTGAACCTGCTCTAAGTAAGATTTGAGTCCAATATGCACGAAGTGTTTTCATACACAAAATGTCTTGGTACTTAACCGCTCCAACCGTAATATTACGTTGTGTTAGAGTAGTTGTGCCACTTGCGTTAAATGCACACGCTGAGTCAGCTTGTGGAACTGCTGCTATTGCTAGTAATTGAATTGCCTCACTAGATTTTATTCCAGCTTGCAATGTAAAATAATCTGCCGACTTCGCTTCGAAGTAAGCCCTTCCGATTAACTCGGTGCTTGTTTGATTAACGTATGCCGTTAATCCTGATACATCAAATGCCATTGTTTTATTCTATTAATTGTTTGACTTTTTTAATGCTGCTGCCATACGGATTGCTTTTGCTGTACGGTCATCAACGATTTCACTCTTTGGCTCTTTTGTCGGTTTTGGTTGCTCCATTTTTTCAAAAGCATCCATAACTTGTTCAGCCATTACACTCACTTGTTCTGCTAATTTAGTACCCATAGCCTCAACGCTTTCAACGGTTGCAAAACCTAAAGCAGCTAATTTTTCATCAATCATTGCAGATATTTCAGCTTTAAACGCATCAGCATCAAAAGCCTCATTCATATCTTCTTCGATTGCAGTAATAGCAGCAACTAAACCACCACGCATTTCAATAGTCCTTCCATCTTCTAAAACAAAAGAACCATCTTCGAGAGATAACTCCCCTTCGTCTGTTACTTTCATAACTGCAACACCTTCAACCAAATCGCCATCCCATTTGATTATAGTGCCATCAGCTAAAACCGCTTCACCAAAACCTTGTTCAGTTCCGCCATCATCTTTCAACGCATCGTTAAAAGCCTGAAATGCTTTTTTTAAATTCATATATATTTACTTATAATTTTTGACATTGTTTGATAAGGAACTACATCGAACATTCCTTCAATGCTGAACCCTTTATACTCTCCATCGCTTTTAATCTTATTCCATACTTCGTCATTTTCGATTTTAGCAGCAATAAACCAAGTGCCATCAGCGACATTCTCAAATCCTTTTGGAGCAGAAATACCCATCTTTTTATCAGTAATAAAAGATTGAAACGCAAAGCCACCTTTTACCATTTTAGCACTATCGTGACTTTCATTGAACTTGGATTGCTTGTTTTCTTTGAAAAACTTTTCAGCTATTTTGCGTATTGTTTCTTTTTTGAATAAAGCGTAATATTCACCTCGTTCATTATCCATTCTGTAAATAGGAAGGTCAGGTATCATTGCAGCACCCATAACAACACGTTGTTCTTCATCAGCTATGTTGAACTTCATAGCCTTGTTAAATGCTTGGTATTCTAAGCCTATTGCAGGTTGATTAACTAGTGCAACGGCTTCAACACCCGTTCCATCTCCGTCAATCCTTAATTCGTAAATAGGTAATTCCATTTATTAGAAGTACCTACTTTTTTAGTTTGTCAAATTCTACTCCGTTACAATAGCTTTACTATAAATGGAAGTCATCTTTTTTGTAGTATTTCTGATGTCAGTTTCAGTAACATAGACTTTGATTTTTTGACCTTCGCCACCCGTTTCAATTATTGGTACGTTTGGAGTTGTTGATTGTTGCCTTTGTAATGTTGAATTGCTTGGAGTGTTGTCGCCACCACCATCACCACCACTTGGCGAAGTTGAATTGAATTGTGTTCTTTGAATTGTTGCAACTCTAGCAAGACCACTAGCAACCGCTAAACCTGCTGCAACTGCAGCCCTAAATGGGGCGTCTGGAGTAGCTAATGACATTTGACTTGCATAAGCCTTTTGAGCAGCCAAATAAGTACTAACTAATGTTTCTGCTATTGCTACCATCTTATTAAATTCAAAGGCTTTCTTCTGACCTTCTTCTGTGTCGTCAAAGAATGTTTGAGATAACGCTTTTAAGTCACTATAAAGAGATTTAGCTAAATCAACACGCTCTTGCGTTAATCGTTCATACTCTTCTATTTCTTTTGTTTTTAATTCTGCAATTTTTGCGTTTTCATCTTTCTTAATAGCAATTACCTTATCTGCTATTTCTTGCTCCTTTTGAGTTTTGTCTTTACCATAGTCATCTAGTGCTATTAATTCTGCTTGCCTATGCTCATCTTCTAGTTGAGACAATTGGCTATCGTATTCCCTTTCAGAAATTAAGCCATCAATAAAATTTTGGCTTATTATTAGATTTCTGTCTGCATAGTAATCTTGTAGGTCTGATATTGCTTTTGAAAACTCTTTTTCTCTATCTTCTTCAGCTTGCTTTTCTGCTTTTTCTCTATCTGCAGCTTGCTTTTCTGCTTGTGCTTGTGCATCTGCTGCGGCTTTTTCTCTATCTGCTGCGGCTTTTTCTCTATCTGCTTTGGCTTTATCAGCGGCATCCTGGTCAGCCTTTTGACTTTGTAGTATAAACCCATCCTTTTGGTTTTTTAGTTTAATTAGCGCCTTCTCAGTCTCTTCTATAGTCGCGTCAGCCTCTGTTGCTATCTCTTCAGGGTCAAATATCATTCCTGCAATACCACCACTAAAAGCTTCTTCTAAATTAGTTTCTATATCAATGCCAGGTATTTTAGAAATGGCTGCTGTCATCATATCAACTGTTTTTAATAAGGTGGTAAGAGGTAGCGTCAAAAATCTAATAATACCTTGTGCGATGTCTTTATTTCTTTGTGCTGCTTCTACTTGTGCTTTCTTAGTAGCCTTCATTTGCTCTAACTGAAGCATAGTAGCTTTAATTACCTCTTCAGTTTGTGCAATCTTTAGTTGACGTATTTCGTCTTCAGTCTTACCTTGTAGTCTTAATGAGTTTTCTTGTTCAGAGATAGCGTCTAAAGCCTCTTGTTGTGCTGCAACATTATCTTCTACTTCTGCGTTAAGTTTCTTTTGCTCTGAACTTACACCGCTAACCAATCCTACGATATCATCCCAATATGCAACTGCCAAACCTAATAGAACAACAAAAGCACCAATACCAGTTGCTATTAAAGCCTTGCTCATTCCCTTCAAAGAAAAGTTGAATAACTTACTAGCCTCAAAAGCATCTTTTAGCTTGGTTGCAAGTCCTCCAGTTAATGAGTCCAAAATCGCAATAGCCCCACCGTTAGAAGTTACATTTTCAAATGAACTTGCTAGTTTTCCGTTAGCTTGCGTCACTAATTCAGTTGAGCCTTTAAGCCCTTCCATACCGCTTTTAACCGTTTTAGATTCACCATTCAAATCTTTTATTTTGGTATTTAGCTCTTGTATCTCTTTAGTTGCTTTACTTGCAGTATTTTTAAGGATTGCGAATGCGTGTGAGTTTTCATCCACGTTTTCCATTTCCTTATTTATTTCCTTTAAAACGTCCTCTAATTCTTGAACGGTATTCGCCCCTTCAAACTTGACTTTAATATTTAAGGCTATATCTTTTTCAGTTGCCATTTTAGAATTTTATTATTTGATAAATTAGTTTAATTGTAACACTCGAACCCGTACCCTCCATATCTGCACTTTGGTATAATTCTATACTTTCGCCAAAATCAGCAACCTCTGTTTGTAAAGACATTATTTCAGCGTTTGAACTTGTATCAAAAAAAGTAGTTGATGTCTGTATCAATACACTTTCACTCGTCATTGTCCTAATTAATAACCTTGATGTATTTGTGAAATTAGTGCCTGACATTCTAATATAACCCCTTGTTATCCTAATATACTCATCAGAATTAGGTGCTTGAATAATTTGAAAAGGTGACGTGTTTAATGCTTTCATTTGGTCGGCAGTCAAAGTGATTTCAACTAACTTTTCTAAATACACTCCATTCACCACCATTTCATCTGGTCTTGTTATTTCCACGTTTGGTGAGTTGATTGCAGCCGTTCTTGGAGCTAATAACCTCGCCCCATCTGAACCGCTTGTAAATGTTTGCTTAACCCCTGAACCACTTAATATGTTATCACTATTTTGTATTGATTGCCTACCAGATACAACGCTATCACCATAATTCAAAACGTTGTTAGATGGAGTTGAACCGTTACTTTTGCTTGATAACATTCCTTGCTTTGGTGTTCCATCTCCACCAGTGAAAACGCCACCACCTCCATAAATTTCTTTTTGCTCACCAGTAAATGAGTCTTTTGCTGCCAACTTGATAAACCTACATTTTACCGTTTCGCCATCCAAAGGATTGAAGTCTGTAACATCAAGTAAACGCCAATACACTCCATCAATAAAGTATTGTTTTCTAAATGAAAGTAAATCGTACCTATGTGCATCTAAAACTAAATGAACTTCAAGTATCTTGCTATCCTTGTCGGTTATTTCTTCGATGTATTGTTTCCAGTAAATATTGAAACAATTACTATCTGTATAAAGCAAATCTAATAGCCCACC